ATTCTAATTCCGGTGGCACAAGCAATGCTCTTGCAAGAAGCAATATGAAAAGAAAAATAATAGAAGAACTTGAAAAAAAAGGCATTTCTGATGACTATATTGCACAGAAAATATTGGAAGGTTTAAATTCTTTTCAGAAATCTTATTTCCAGCAAGGAGTAATAAAAGTTGACGATAAAGGGAAAATTATATCTGGGGTTTATGAGAAAGCGGATATTGATTTTAGAACAAGGCAGAAATATCTTGAATTATTGGCCAAGATTAAAGGTGATTTGATTGAGAAGGTTTTACAGGAAAATACATTCCCAGAGGGAATACCAAGCACGATAACAAAGGAAAGTAAAAAGCGTATATCTGCTGAAATAGAAATGCTTTTTTCAAAAGAGATGGAAAGTTTAAAGAAAAAAAGAAAAAAATAAAGGAGCTGGATTATGGAAAACAAAAAGAAAATTGATATTAAATGTAAAGGAACTGGATTAATTGACATTGAAACTTTAAAAATGTTTCAAGGGAATTTAAAGGAACTATCAGAACAGAACTATGAAAAGCTAAAAAACAGCATATTGAACTATGGATTCAGGATACCAATATTCATATGGAAAGACAATATTATAGACGGGCATCAAAGAGTATTTGTGTTGACAAAGCTAAAAAAGGAAAAATATGAAGTGCCTATGATTCCAGTGGTTGAGATTCAGGCAGAAAATGAGGACGAAGCCAAAAAGATATTATTACTTATCAATTCGACTTTTGGAAGAATAACATATGATGGATTATATGAATTTGTTCAATCGATGGAAAGCATTGACACAAATAAATTTTTAGAAGAAGTTGATTTAGCCAATATAAACATGGAATTATTTCAAGCTGGCTATTTCGACCTTGACCAAGAGAAGCTACCGAAAATAGACATCGAAGGTGATGATAAAAATGTAGCAGATTTCCTTGTGGTTATATTCAATAACGAAGATGAATTGATAGAGTTTAAAAAGAGAGCAGGGATAAAGCCGAATGCCAGAAAAGTTGAATGGAACCATTTAAAAGAGATACTCGATTTTAAATCTTAACATGGAAAGAATAAATGTTTATATCCCTTCATGCAACAGGGCCAATGAAATATGCACCCATACACTTTTTAATGGAAATTACTTTAATCATTATATAATTCTACATAACGAAGAACAGAAAAAAGAATATTTAAAAAATGACACAATAACAGAAGACATGATAATTGTTTCCAATGTTGATTTTGGTGTTAGCCGACAGCGAAAATGGATTCTTGATAATTTGGTTAAAGAGGGTGAGTGGTTCATGATGATGGATGATAACATTGAATATTTTACGGCCGTGGATGATGAATTTTATAATTTCAAAGGATTACCTGTAAAATTTGATAAAGATTTAAAAAAGGTTTATGAGAACAAAATAAGTATTGCAAGACTTCACCATTTGGTGTCAAACGACATTCGATTCTGTGAAAATAATAATATTAAATATGGTGGATTCGCTGTAATGGATAACTTTTTTTATCGTGAAAAGAAATATCGATATGTTGGATATGTAATAAGTAAAGCAGCTTTTTATAAAAAGGACAAACTATTAAATTTTAATGAGAATATACTGGCCATGGATGATTATTATTATACAGCTGAAAACTTAAAATATTTTGGAAGGGTATTAATTAACAACTTTATATTTCCAGTCGCCAAGCATTATCAAAAAGGTGGTATTGGAACGTATGAAGAACGAATACCAAAGAAGCGAAAAGATTGTATCTATTTAATTGAACATTATCCAGGTCTATTTCGATATAAGAAGAAAAGTAATTGTGATGCATTATCTGAGCTACAGATTAATTTTACAGATTTAAAACAAGTTGAAAAATGGAGAAGGAAATTTATATGAAAAGATTTTATGAAAGTCCAAGATGGAGCTATGAATTATTAGACTGTTCGCTTCCCATGTCTTTAGATACTTACAATAAATGTTCATACAACTGTTTATATTGTTTTAGTTATTTTCAGAAATCACATTCCATGGGTAAGGGTGGGACCAAAAAGGGGAAACATAATTATCAAGCGGAGGATTTGAGTTGGGTTAATCCACAGAAAATAAAGGATATGTTTTCTTTAAAGAAAAATACAAGTTTTTCTGAATATATCAAAAAAAGAATTTATATGCAATGGGGAGGATTAGCCGACCAGTTTGATGAAAACGAAAGAAAGCATAGAATTACTTTGGAGTTAATGAAGTTTTTTAAGGATATAAATTATCCAATTACATTTAGTACAAAAGGAACGTGGTGGGGATATGATGATGAATATAGGGAAGTGATAAGAAATAAAAAAGAGTGGTATTATAAAATATCCATAATAAATTTAGATGAGAAGATAGCGAAGAAGATTGAACTGGGGACACCCTCACCACAAGAAAGGTTAAAGCTTATAAAGGAATTATCAAAATTAAATGTTGGTGGAATAACATTAAGGTTAAGGCCATTTATTATTGGGATGTCGGATGTTGATGAGCAGTATCTTGACTTGATTCGATTAGCGAAAGAGAACGGGGCCGACAGTGTCAGCACGGAGTTTTTTTGTTTAGACCCAAGAGCTGATTCAAGATTAAAGGAAAGATATTTAAAAATGGCTAAAGCTTTAAATTTCGATATATTTAAATTTTATAGAGAGCAATCCACAAGCACGGGATTCTTTAGGTTAAACAGAGAAATCAAATATCCATTTTTTTTAAAGATGGCCAATTTATGTAAATCTTTAAATATGAGATTTTATGTATCGGATGCACACTGGAAAGAGATGAGTAATAACGCTTGCTGTTGCGGATTGCCTGAAAGCTGTAATTATTATAGAGGTCAATTTTCCGAAGCTCTTCAGATAATTAAGAAAAATGGGGAAGCTTCTTTTGATGATTTTGAAGATAACATATTAGATAGTTTTAAAGATATACCAATTAAGGAAATAGTGCATGTACAATCTGAAGAATACAGATTCCACAAAAAGTCAATATATGATTACATAAAGACAAAATGGAATTTTCCAAATCAGACGAATAGCCCATATCGATATTTCAATGGAATAATAAAGCCATTCAAAAAGAACAAAAACGGGAATCTTGTTTATAAATTTAATACTAAAAAAGAAAATGAAGTTAGCTGATGAATTTAATAAAACAATCCAAGAGGATTATAACGAACTTTATGTAGCTATTAATGAACACCACACTCATAACAATAAATTAATAACATTCAAACATTATTTTTATATGAAACTGATTTATCTTGATAGGTCAGATTTTATAGTAATAAAAAAGGGGACACAAGCGGGGGCCACGGAATGGTTAATTATAAATGCCATTTTGAAATCCGCTTCGGGCCGAAGTGTGTTCTATGTTTTACCAACGTATGAACTAAAAAATCGATTTGTTAAGAATAGAGTTGATAGGTCAATTGAATATACCCCTTATTATAAAAGATTATTAAAGCAGAAAATTTCAAGATTTTCAGAAAGCACATCATTAAAACATATTGGATTGGGTTCTATTGCCTTTGTGGGAAGTAATACACCGAACGCTTTCACGGAATATCCAGCTGATGATTTAATAATAGACGAATATGACCAGTGCAATCAGGAAAATCTAAACATGGCTTGGGAACGTTTATCGGCCAGCAAGGACAAAAGAATTATTGAAGTAAGCAACCCGACATTAGTTGATTTTGGTATAGACAGAGAATACAATCGCAGTAAAAGATATGAATGGTTGATAAAATGTGAGCATTGCAACGAATGGCAAGGATTAGATTTTTTTAAAAATGTTGTAAAAGAAATTGAAGAAAAAGAATATATTATTCGAGATAAGAATTGGGATAGAGAAAGCAATAAGGATATAAATTTAATTTGTGTCAAATGCGGAAAGGCGCTGGACAGATTTCAAATGGGCGAATGGATAGCTCATAATAGAAAAGCCAATATTTCTGGATATCATATTAATAAATTATTTTCCACAAACGTTTCCATATTTGAGGTACTGCAAAGATTCGAAGAAGGGCTAAAAGATGAAAGCAAGCTACAAAGATTTTATAATGGTGATTTAGGTGTTTCATATACGGCCAGCGGTTCAAAAATCAATTATGATATTCTCAATCAATGCAAAGGTGATTACAATATGCAGGATTCAAGCAAGAACTCCTGCATCATTGGAATTGACGTGGGGGATAAACTTCATACAATTATAGGGGAATTTAATCCTGATGGCAGAATTAAATTAATTTATATAAATGAATTGCATGACTATGATGACATAAAAGAATTATATTCAAGATTTAACATTAAATTTGGATGTGTAGACGCCCTGCCAGAGACAAGATTATCTAAAAGGCTTTGTACATTGAAGGGAATGTTTAGAGTTTTTTATGGCGGGAAAATAAAAAAAGAAACAATAGACATAAAGAATAGAATATTAACCGTGGACAGAACTTCCTCGTTGGATGGTGTGAAAGAATCTTTTTTAACACAAAGTATTTTATTGCCTCAAAATGCGGATAGAATATTGCCATTGAATAAAGATGGAGTAAGCGAATTTTATTTTGAAATGTGTAATGCAACAAGAATTTATGATGATAAAAACAAAGTATATAAATGGGTTGAAGGAAGCCTCCCGGACCATTATATGCATGCTATGAATTATATGCTAATATCGAAGAAACTATTAATGAAAACTTCTTAAAAAAATAGTTGACATTACAATTCAAATATGCTATAATACACAATAGAGGGGTATAAAATATGCCTAAAACAAAGAGAACGACTTTGTCTCGGAAATCAAAAAAATCAACTCAAAACAAAAAAGTAGAGAAACAATTTTCTACAGGAATTTCATCCTTTACAACGACTCAACCCATTAATCGATTAATGCAGGATAAGAACAGAAGAGGATTACAGGTCTATACCGTATCGCAAATAATTAATCAAACAGGTAGAGACGCAGAAGGAAGACTTCTTAATTGGGGATTTCAATATCCATATTTTTATTTATCAATACCTCAAAGGGTTGAAATGGCTAAATTGTCATCACCTGTTCTTGGAATTGTTTCTTCACGCATGAATAGAATTGCGGGTATTAATTTTAATGTTGTACCGATAAGAAAAAGAGAAGACAGAATAGCTGAAGAATTAAAATTTTTAAAATCTCAATATGATGAATACAAAGAAATTATTGATTTAAAATATATAACAATAAAGGCAAAGATAGTTGAAAGATTAAAAAGTTATTTACCCGACCTACTTCCTGATTTATCTAATTTCAATAATTCTATTTTAAGATGGTCTCAAAGAATAAGGAATGAGAATTTAGATAAAGGGGAAGAAATAGCTGCTTGGTTAAGAGAGCCAAACGCTGATGATTCATGGGAATCATTTATAAAGAAATTTGTTTTTGATTATCATGTTCATGGAGCAGTTTCAACTTACAAACAATATGAAAACAATCGACTTGAAAATTTTGGGACTTTACCTGGCGGGACGGTTTATCGCTTGAAAGCACCATACTTTTCGCAGGTAAATGCTTTTGTTCAAGTTGTAATGGGATATGAACCACAAATATTTTTTAGTAAAGAAATAATGTATGCAGAATATTTACCAATATCGGGACAGAATCATTCATTAGTTCCTTTGGAAGCTTTAATTAATAAAGTAGCCGAGAGTTTATTTTTTGACAGACTTATGGCCGAACAGGCTGATGGGACAAAACCGCCACAAAAATTAGTTATAATAACAAATAACAATTCACCATTCGGCGACTTTGATAAAGATGTTGAATCATATCTTGAAGTTAACGAACAAAAGAGAATTGAAACTAAATTAAATGAACCACGTAAAGGGGCCATAATGACTTTTTCAGGGAATGATGCAAAGGTAATAGATTTAACAAGAGAAAACACAATGGCCGTTCAGAATGTTAGACAAAAAGATATTCGAGAAGAAGTTGCATTAGTTTTTAATATGAGCAACATGGAAATTAATCTTACGGGCTCCGGGGATGTTAGTGGAAGGGCCACAAGTGAAACACAACAAGAGATTGAGCAGGGAAAAGGTATAATCCCGATATTGAGGACAATTGAAGAAAAAATAACAAGAGAGATATTGCCATTTAGATACGGCCCTGGCTTTATGATTGAATTTGATAAAAGCAGAAATGAGAGAGGGGAAGTTGAACTTGACCTTCTAAAATTACAAACAGGTGAATTGACCGTAAATGAATTAAGGGAAAGCAAGAATAAAACTGTTTTTAAAGAGGATGAATATAATAAGCCACAAGGATATAATAGTAATGCTGGTGATAATGCTACTTCGCCAGTATTCATGAAGCAGATTTAAGGATTTTATGAAAGAATCAGAATTGGATAAAGATATAAGAAAAGTATTAAAAAAATGTTTAGGGATTTATCCAATAGCGATAATACAAAACGTAAAAGAAAATCTAATAAAATTATTGCCAACTTTAAAAAGATATGATAAATCCAATAGCAAAAGAAATAAAACTAACACAAAATGAATTTTATGATTTAGCCGATGATTTTGTTTTAGATTTAATTGCTTTTTATAAATTATTGGAGGAAGAATCCATGGCATTAATTAATAAAGCCCATCGTCTTGGTTGGAATGAGGATAAATTAATTAATGAAATAGGGAATTTATTAGAATGAAATTTGAAAGGATTAAAAATAAAATAAAGTATTGGATATACAATGTTA